CATCAGATTTAAGATTTATTAGATATGTACAAGTAACAGATAGTTCAGGAAATCAAGTTTATTTAGAACCTCGAGATACAAGTTTTATGGCTGAATATTATTCTACACCTAATATTTCTTCTACAGATGTTCCTAAATATTATGGAAACTGGGATGCTTCAACATGGGTTATCGCTCCTACACCTAACGCAAATTATGCAGTAACTCTAGCTTATAACAAAGAACCTACAAGTTTAACAGATTCTTCAATGGCTAGCAGCGGAACTTATGTGTCTAATAAATATCAAGATCTATTGCTTTACAAATGTCTAGTAAACGCATATGCATACTTGAAAGGTCCACAGGATATGCTACAATACTACAATCAGGCATATGAAAAAGCTTTAATGACGTATGCGGTTGAACAACAAGGCCGTAGACGGAGAGACGAAGACAGCGATGGAGAAATTCGTACTCAATTGGTATCAGAGTCTCCATCAGCTTATGGTAACAGAAGAGGAACAAGTTAACACAAAGGAGAAAATAAATGGCAAATATAGTACCTTATGCTTTTAAAGGAGAACTCATGTCTGGAACTCACAATTTCAGTGCAGGGGGTAATACTTTTTTTCTAGCATTGTATACGTCAAATCCATACGTAGAAGCATCAAGCACAGTTTATGTAACTACTAATGAAGTATCTTCAGGAGGTGGTTCTAACTATTCTGCTGGTGGTAAACAATTACAAAACCAAGCAGTAGGTTCGTCAACAGCAACTACAACAGTTGATTTTGATAATCTAACTTGGGGTGCAGCAACAACTGGAGCTGCAACTTTTGGAGCGGCGTTTGCAGCGATCTACAATTCTACTAATTCTAATAAATTAGTTGTAGTTCTAGATTTTGGTGGAACAAAAACAGCAACGAATGGTGACTTCACTATTGCGTTTCCTAGTATTTCAACACCATCTAATGCGATTTTAAGTTTAACATCATCATAGGATTTTAAATAATGGCTTTAGTTTTAAATGATAGAGTAAAAGAAACTAGCACGACTACTGGCACAGGAGCTATGGCTCTTGCCGGAGCGGCGACTGGTTTTATTACTTTTGCAACAGGCGTTGGTAATAACAATACAACTTATTATACTATTCATAATCAAGGTACTAATGAATGGGAAGTAGGTCTTGGTACGTTAGATGCTACGTCAGCAAATTTAGCAAGAACAACTCCAATCACTTCATCGGCAGGTGGTGGAGCAGTTACTTTCTCTGCAGGTACAAAAGATGTATTTTGTACTTTACCTGCAATTAAGACTCCAGACATGACATTAACAACAACAGGAGATGTATTATATGCATCTGCTGCTAATACACCCGCAAGACTCGGATTAGGGTCGGCTAGTCAAATATTGGCTGTAAACTCTGGCGCTACGGCACCAGAATGGGTTACAAACGATAAAGCATCGGAAGGATTTGCAGTTGCAATGGCAATTGCATTATAAGTAAAGGAAAACAATGGCACAAAATTTTAGAAGACATACAGCAAATGCAGTTGGAACTTCAGCGGTTGAAATATTTCAATCTAATGGTTTTGATTGTGTTGTTGGTATATCTCTATCAAATGTACTAGGGACAGCTATTAATGCTACGGCTTATATTAATGATGGATCAAGTGATATCTCTATTATAACAACAGCTCCAATTCCAACAGGATCATCTCTACAAGTTTTAGATGGTGGAGCAAAATTTGTTATGCAAAGTGGAGACAGATTATATGTTCAGAGCGATACCGCTTCATCAATTGATGTATATGTTAGTATAGTAGATGATATTAGTACGTAAGGACAGATATGGCATATATTGGCAACAGGCCTGCATCTCAAGCTCTTACAGCAGCTGATATTGCAGATGGAATAGTAACTAATGCTAAATTAGCAGGAAGTATTAGTAACGATAAACTATTGCCTCTTGCAAATTCAACTTTAGTAAATGATGCCGTCACTTATAATTCTGTTACTGTAGCTTTAGGATCTTCAGGTAGTATTACTACAACAGAAACAGGTCCAGCATTTACTTCTATTAGTCCTTCGGTTATTGACAACACATCTTCAAGTATTACAATTACAGGAACAGGTTTTGTATCTATTCCTTTAGTTGAAGCAGTTAACACTACTAGCGGAGCAAGAATTACGGCCTCATCCGTAGCTTTTACTTCTGCTACTAGTTTAACGGCAACTTTTACAATTTCTATTGATGGTACATATAGTATATTTATTCAAAACCCAGATGGAGAAGCAATTTCTTCTGGATCAGTATTAACAGTTTCTGATGGACCTGTATGGTCAACGGGCGCTGGTACTCTAGGAAGTTTTTCAGCAGCTTCATCTATTTCATCTACTGTTACAGCAACAGGCGATGCACCTATTACATATTCACTTCAATCTGGATCATTACCTGGAGGTTTATCTTTAAATGGGACCACAGGTGTGATATCAGGTACAGAGAGTGGAGCTACGGCAACTACTCAATATTCGTTTACGATTCGCGCGACGGATGCAGAATCGCAAACGGCTGACAGAGCGTTTACTATGACGATTACTGTAGGCGCGGAAGGATCAACACAGTTTAACTAGGAAATATTATGGCATCAAGTTATTTAACACACACACTAAGCACAGTAGACGCAAACGGAAATAAAAAAGGAACTTTTTCAGCTTGGATGAAAAGGTCTGTAATAGGTGTTGAGCATGTATTTTATAATGTTAAAACTGATGCTAATAATTATGCTAGATTTAGATTTAATGATGATGATACCATTAATGTAAATTCTCAAACAAGTGGTACTGCTTATTACGCAACAACTACTGCTAAATTTCGGGACCCTTCGGCCTTTTACCATGTGGTAATTACTTATGACACATCACAATCAACAGAAGCTGATAGAATTAAAATTTATGTAAATGGCGCAGAAGAAACTAAATCTGCTTCTAATTATCCATCTCAAGATTCTACTATTTATTTGTTAGAAAGTGGTCAAGCACAAGTAATAGGTTATGAAACTGGTGCTAGTGGATATTTTGATGGTTTAATTTCTTATGCTAATTATACCGAGGGATATGGTTATGCTGCATCTGATTTTGGAGAAACAGACAGTTCAAGTGGAATATGGAAGTGGAAAAGTCCTAGCGTAACATATGGAACAAATGGTTTTTATTTAAAAATGGATACGTCATCTCCTGGAACAGATTCATCTGGAGGTTCTAATACATTTACTACTTCAGGAACATTAACTTTAGCACAAGATAATGCAAGTAATAACTTTTGCACTTTAAATTCTTTAGTACCACAAAACAATGTTTCATTCTCTAATGCTAATAACACATGGACTTCTACAACGTATAATAGTTATCCAAATGGCACAATGGTTATGAGTAAAGGAAAATGGTATTATGAAGTTAAAGTGGGAGGTACCAGAGGTAAATATGGTTTTGCCGAAAGTTCAGTTCCACAAGGTGATGCTGACTCAAGTAGCACCATACCGGCTTATTGGATTTATACTTCAGCCGTAGGTGCAGTTACTAGGGCAGACAATGCTACGGGGAGTAATCAAACAGTTGAATCAGGATGGACAGGATGGACAACTAATGACATTCTAGGTTTTGCTTTAGATATTGATAACGGAAAATTTTATGCGAGTTTAAATGGAACATGGTATAATTCAGGAGATCCTGCAGCAGGTACGGGAGCGGTTGTTACGGGCATTATACAAAGATCAACAGGTTTATGGCTTCCATTTTTAGGATCTGGCGATAGTGGTTCAATTACAAATCATACAAATTTTGGGAATGGTTTTTTTGGAACGACCGCTGTAACAAGTGCAAACTCAGACGCAGCAGGACATGGATTAATGGAATACGCAGTTCCAACAGGATTCTATACAATTTGCACTAAAAATATAAACGAATACGGATAAGGAGAAACTATGGCATACGGCTCAATTATAAAACCACAAGATTATTTTAATACTAAAGTATGGACAGGAACAGGTAGTTCTAATGCTATAACAGGAGTAGGTTTTCAACCTGATTTTTGTTGGGTAAAAAGCAGAAGTCTTTCAGAAAATCATTTTTTAAACAACGGAATACAAGGTTCAACTAAAGTTCTTCAATCAGATACAACTGCTGCTGAACAAACATCTTCAAATGGTATGACATCTTTTGATACTGATGGGTTTACAGTTAATACAGACACTGGTTTTAATGGTAGTGGTTCTACTTATATTGGTTGGAGTTGGAAAGCAGCAAATACTTCAGGCACATCTAATACAGATGGTTCAATAACATCTACAGTTTCAGTTAATGCAACATCAAAATTTTCAATAGTTAAATATACTGGTTATGGAAGTGCATCTACTGTAGGTCATGGTTTAGGAGTAGTTCCACAAACCATGTTTATTAAAAAAACAAGTGGAGCTGAAAGCTGGGGTGTTTATCATTCCGCTATTGGTAACACACATTTTCTACAATTAAATACAAACGGAGGTGATAGTAGTGGTTCGGGATTTTGGAATAATACTACTCCTACTTCTTCTGTATTTACAGTAAATTCAGATGGGGGAGTAAATGCTTCTGGAGAAGAGTATATTGCGTATTGTTTTGGTAATGTCCCTGGTTTCT